CCTCCGAGGACTACGCCAAAGCCGTATCACATGAGCTATGGATGTTGGCACGTCCAAGAGGCATATCAGACAATGAAACCTCGCAGTTCTATTGTGGCACGTTCTCACATCCAGATGGCACACAAGTTGCAATCGGCCCACTGGACGGCACGCAGCCAGTTCACGCCGACGCAGACGAGCTTTCGTTTGGTCAGTTGATCGGACATGCCATTACGGAGGAAGAGGAAGCTGCAATTGTTCAAGCAATCATCGAAGCCAAGGGCGGGAGTATTCGCATCCTTGATCTAGTCGAAGCCTCACCAAGCCTTTCACCTAACCTCAGAACTAGAGAGCAGCTTGATGCTGACGGATGGTTCCCAACTGAAGAAATTTAATCATGTCCCAATCAGAAATAACCTACACCGAAAAAGTCGAAAACGGCGGCGTAACTGCAACTGGACTCGTCGCAGCCGAAGACTTGAATCAAATCAAGGCCGTCGTTAATGCGAATGGCGTAGACTCTGAAACTCGTCTTGTCGCGGCTGAATCGCGGATCGCCTCAACTGGATGGGCTAACTTCGAAAACACGGATTACACTGAAGCCGAGCCGCTAGAATTAAATGTTGGAAATGGCTACACCATGATTCTCGGCATGACTGCGGCAGTGAATACAACTCAGTGGCCTGCGGGTGTGGCTCTGCCGTTCGACGTGGTGACGAGCAAGCTCGTCGGGACTGAGTTGAATAGTGATTATCTGTTTCGCTTGAACTTCAAAGCGCAGGATGGTGCGACATCTGTCTTGCTGGATCTCTATATCGACATCGGTGGAGTGCCTGGTGTCATTCTATCGCGCACAAATGGAGTCGCGAAAGGGGCGAATACTGAGACGAAAATCTCAATCCTCGACAACTATTTCACTGGTTCGACATTTCTATCGAATGGTGGCGATTTGATTCTAAGCACTGTTGACACTGAAGATGTCGTGAGCATTTGGGACATTCGCTTGAAAATCACCAAGATCCACAAAGGAATCTAATCATGGCAAAAAAGAAAACATCAACTAAGCGCAAACCTGCGGCTAAACCGAAAGCGACTCAACCTTGCTCGACGTGCGACCGTTCTTCCATGCCTTCCAGCACTTCGAAAGAGGTAAGTAAACCAGCACCGAAGGCTCCATCGAAGAAGAAGGCTCCGAAGCGGAACCCTAAGAAGCCAAAGGTGGATTATCGTAAAGGGCCGACTGCTTACGCGAAGGCTAAATCTTACAAGCGTCAACCGACATTACTAGGATGAGTATTAAAGAAGATTCAATCATCGGAAGCATTCTGATCGTTCTCAAGCGTCGTCCTGACATCCTTGCGCTGCTTCTCATTGTCGGCGGTTTCTTGTATTACCTTGATCGGCACGATACGCAGCTCCAAGCGGCTCAGGCTATCCGTGAAGCTCGCGAAGACATTGTCGCGAACCAGCGTATCGAAATATGTCACGATGTGCAGGAACAGGCTGTAGATGCGCTTGAGCGTGTGGCTGAGATGCTTCAAATGCATTCTGAGTCTGATGCTCTGCTGATAAACGAGATTGAAACGCTCACGATCACGGTGTCGGGCAACACTGACGGATTGATGCGAGTCGAACGGACTCTCTCAGAATTGATACTTGAAATCAACATGCACGAAAAATATAACTCCATCAATTATGAATCGACGCACTAAACAACTCGTGTTCTTCCTGCTAGACCTCACCGTTCAGAAACTAAACCTGCTAATCGAAACAAGTATAGAACCATGAAAATTATCGTATCACTATTTGCTTTATTCCTCTGCTCCTGTAATGGGGTTCGAGTTGACTCCCAACCTGCTGGTGCCTCCGTTACGGTTAACCAGTCGATCTGGAAGGCTAATGCCGGTCAGAACAATCGGGTTGACGCCGTGACCTCACCTGCGACTCAAGTCTCTGTCCCCGTGGAAGTAGGTGTTCCCTCTCTCCCAGAACTTCCAGAGCTTGTGGAAGACGAACCAGTAATCTAAATGCTTGCCTAGAGTCTCATGTAAAGGGGTTTGGGTAACACGTGAGTGTGGGGACTTTAGGCAAGCACCAATTTAAAAATGAAAATCAAAAGAATAGTTTTACTGCACGGGTTTAACGTGTGGGATGGAGGTAAGAAGACTACAGGCCGGTTGGTCGAGGGTCTCCGCGAAGTCTGTCCCGTAGTTGAGTTCCCTACAGGACTTAGACTTCTCCTAGGCCAGCGTCTAGGAAGCTCTCGGAGGGCTCGCGAACTGGCGGCTTTCATTGAGCCCGGTGACTTTCTCATAGGTCACTCAGATGGGTGTAATGTTATTGATGAAGCTCTCTGGGTTCTCGCCGATAGCATCTACGGTGAGCGTGGTAATGTATTCGCGGCCTACCTGAATCCTGCACTAGACAAAGGAACTCCGCTATCACCCGTGGCTGGTAAGGTATTCGTTTATGCTACTGACTCTGACAAAACAGTCTGGTGGAGTAAGTTCCGGCCGTCCTCTAAGTGGGGTCAGATGGGTAAGGTTGGGTATGTTCAAGAAGACCTGCTTAAGTTCGACCCACGCTATACCACCACGTTTTATAAAGCTATCGGAATAGTTAATCCGAAGCACTCTGGAGTATTCCACTCTGCAGAGAACCTAGCCCTCATTACTGAGGATATCCTTTCCAAAATCACCCAAATCAATTCTGCTACATAGTAAATATGCGTAGCGCATAACGTCATGGATCAAGAAAACGTAATAGAAGACCTTAAGAAGGAGACCTCAGAGTTCCAGGATAAAGTCCGGAGCTACATACGAGGTCGCCTCATTCAGTCGTGTAACGAGATGAACAAGTATCACACCGGGTGGGAAGATGCTGACTTGGTTTACCGTGGCTACCGCATCATGGATCGTAAAGACGCTGAGGCGACTAAGAAGAACGAGCCACCTAAGATCATTATTCCTGCGAGTTACGCTCTGACTCAAGTCGCTCTCAGTTATTTGATGGCCACCTTCTACGTGGATGATTCTTTCTACCGCCTCGAAGGACGTGGGCCGGAAGACCAAACAGTCAAAGAGGGGATGGAAACTGATCTAAACTATCAGATGAGCAAGATTCGCTCGTATTCTTTCATGTATCAGTGGCTCCAAGACTCGTTTAAATACGGGATCGGGATTGTTAAGAGTAGCTGGGAAACTGAGGTTAGAACGGTTCGGACTCAACGCGAAGTGCAGCAAGGCCCTTCGATGATGAACCAGCTTATGTCCCTAATCGGATTACCTCCAGAGGAAGCAGCTCCGGTTATGGAAGAGATCGTAGAGGAAATGAAGACCTTTGAGGGGACTAAACTGATTAACATTTCTCCTTATAACTTCTATCCTGACCCAGCGGTATCTCTAAGCGACTTCCAGAAGGGATCATTCATTGGCCACGAGGAAGAGACTACGATCCCGGCAGTTCAGGCGCTTGAAGGCACTACCTATTACGGGACAGAATTCGTGCCGGATACGATCCCCGCTGATGTCTTCTCTGAGAGAGGTCGCCGCGTCGGACGTGATACGATGTTCTCTGGTCTCGACCTTACGAATATCGCCACAGCAGGTGAGAAGGTTAAGACCGGCGGAGGGTGTATTTTGAGTGAGCTCCAGTTCACCTCGAACAAGAAAGCTCTCAAAGAGAACTTCGGTTACGATATCGGAGCTGAGTTCAAGGAGCTTGAGCCTGTCAAGATGATCGCGACACTCGCTAATGATGGGAAAGTAGTCCAGTTCCAGCCTCTCGGCTATCTTCACAATCAATACTCATACGACATCATCGAGTATTCTCCAGATCATAACAACTTTCTCAACCCGGGATTAGGTGATACCATCTATAACCTACAGGAAATGGCTACTTGGTTCCTTAATTCTCACGTGATGAACGTGCGAAAGGCAATCCGTAACCGGTTCATTGTAGACCCCGACAAAATTCACGCTGAGGATTTATCAGCCGGACTCGAAGTGATTCGCACAAAGAATCTAGCAGGACGGGATATTAAATCCGCAGTGTACTCCCTAGAGGTAACTGATGTAACCCGCAACCATGTCGGCGATATGGAACAGATCAATCGCATGATGCAGGTAATCACCGGCATTAATGCGAACGCTCTCGGTCAGTTCTCGACAGGTCGCCGCTCTGCAACAGAAGCTCGCAACGTGTCAAACAGCACTGACGCGAGACTTAAGATGCACGGTATGTTGGCTTGGTCGATGGGCTTGGAACCGCTCGGTCAGAAGATGATCGCGAACACGAATCAGTTACGCTCTAGGGAGTTTTATTCTTACATCCTCGGTAATGACGAGGAGAAATTCCCATACGATGATGTGATCGTGGCTAGCCCACAGAAGATCATAGGCGGATATGACTTCGTCCCTTATGATGGAACTCTACCTTCAGACAAACAGCGTGATGCATCCCATATGCGTGAGCTTATTGAGGTTCTCCTCTCTAACCCTGCGGAGATATCCCAGCTTACTGACCTATCCTTGGACAAATTACTAGAGAAAACTATGGCTCTCTATGGTATTAAGAACTATGACGACTACAAAATGACTCAAGAAGACCGAGCTATGATGGAAAGTCGGCAGCTTGAAGCTCAAGTCGTACCAGATGCCATGGCTCAGCAACTAGCACAGAACCCTAATGCACAGCAGGTGCCTAATGCCATGGGAGGTGCTCAAGGATGAGTCAATTAATCATGACAGAAGACCTTCGTCGAGGAATCCAGTCTATGATGACTTCGGAACCGTGGAAGGTTTATAAAGAATTTATGGAGAATCAACAGAAACTCCATTCAGAAAAAGCAGACCAGGCGCTTAACGCGTCACTCACATCAATACTGGAGAGGGAACAGTTTATCGGAGCAGCTAAGTTTAGTAAGCTAGATATGATTGACTTCCACAACTTCGTAACCACCCAAACCCACAGAGACTAAAGAAAATGGATCCAATAACACCAGCAGAACCGGCCGTAGAGCCAGTAGTAGAACCAATCGAACCTGTAGTCGAGACTCGCAATGAGTTCTCCGTCTACGACGAGGTTCCCGTAGCCCAGGACAAACCGATCGAGCCGATCGAGCCGATCGTTCCTGTAGTAGAAGTAGCTAAAGAAGTAGCTCCGGTTGAGCCGGTAGTTGCTCCCGTGGTTGAACCAGCGGTTGAGCCTGTGGTTCAATTCACTCCTGAGGCAATGGCCAAAGCAGTGGCTGAGGGCGTTAAAGCCGCTACTCCAGCTCCGGCTCCAGAACCAGTCCCTCAGATGACCCAAGAGGAAATCGACGGAGTTCTGAAAACCGCCAAGTATACCGAGGACGACCTCCGAGGTATGGGTTGGATTCCTGAATCAGCTACTCCTGAGGAGGCTGCCAAGAGCGTGGCGATCTTTGAAGACATGCAAGTCCGGGCTATTCACAACGCTGTTGCGGTTGCGAACGTTCAGACTCAGCAAGCTATGCAGCAAATGCAAGCACAGTTCCAGCCTCTCCAAGCTCAACACCAACAGCAGCAAGCCAAGCAAGTCGAGGATGCGTTCTACGGAACCTATCCGGTCTTGAAGGAGCACGACAAGATCGTGACCATGGCCTCGCAGCAAGCACGTCAGTCAGGGCAACTTGACGGCAAAACTTTCCAAGAAGCCGCAGCGATTGTGGCTACCAACGCAGCCGGACTGGTCAAACAGTATGGCGGCGTTGAACTTGACCTTAAGGCGACCCAGCAGTCCGCCCCAGTAGTAGCACCTGTAGTTCAGACTCCCGGAAGGGCTGTCCCGACTCCGGCTGCTGTTGCAGGAGCTGGACGGAGCCAAACAGCTAAACCACCAGCGGGCACTAGCCCAACGGAGTTTAGTATCTACGACGACTAAGAACTCAAAGAAATCATAATATTATGTCAGATCAAATCATACTCGGGCTTCCCGACTATAAAAAGTTTAACGACTTAGAACAGACTAGAAATAGTCACCGCCGCCGCATCCTCCAGACTTACCCTCAGGGTGGTGCTCCGTTGACAGGTATCCTGTCCATGCTTAAGAATGAAGTAGTGGACTCCGTAACGCATATTTGGTACGAGAAACGGTATATGCCGCCTCGTAGTGATCTGCGTGGAACCAACCCAGTCACCTCGACGGCTCCTACCACTGGTGACAGTGATACAGGAACTGCCCTGGCTGACGGGACTATCGCAATCACGACTGCCGTTTACGTTAAGGTAGCCACTAACATTGGGCGCTATACTCAAGGTACTATCATCCGTCTCTCTTCGAGCGGTGCGCAGTTGCGTATCACTGAAGTGACTGAAGGTGTTGCTACGCCTGACCTCCTGGGTTATGTTAAATGCTTACCGGTTCGCGCATTCGCTTATGTAGCTGCTGACGGCGCTAATACCAACAATGTTGCCGGAGTTGGTAACACGTATGGTGAAGGTGCTTCCGGTGGGAATGTTAAGCCAACCGGCTATCGTCTACCTATCGAGGTTATGAATCAGACCTACATTGCTCGAACAGCGATGAAGTTCTCTGGCACTGTCCTCAAGCAAGGTATGGAATGGGATAAGTCCGGACCTTACAAAGAGAAGGCTCGCGACACAGTCGTGGATCACATGGTCGATCTCGAGTTCCAGATCATCTTTGGTCAGCGTTCGACTACTACAACTCCTAGCTTCGTTGCTGGTGAGGAGGATCAAGTCGTCCGCACTATGTCGGGTATCGTTGAGTTCCTACAGTTGTGGGATGCCGGTGATACTGGTCTTCAGATCAATGGCGCTACCTACGCACCGTATAACATGCACTCAGCAGTCACTCAAGACTCTGATGACCTCAAGCGGGTTATCGAGAATGTGGGTGGTAAGATTACAGTCGATGACTGGAATGTATGGGCTGAACGCGTCGGTCGCTACCACTCGAAAATGTCTGCGGACAAGCTCGTGCTTTGTGGTTCCGGTGCTATCATGGCGATGCACAAGATGTTCCGCAAGGAGTCTAGCTTCGACGTCAAGGTTGGTAACGAGGCTTACGGTCTCAAGTTCACAACTCTGATCACTCCCTTCGGTGACTTCCACTTCACAATCCACCCACTCTTCAATGAGAATCCGGATTGGCGTTACTGGGCACTGATCCTCGATGTGCACTCGTTGCGCTTCCGTCCTCTCAAGGACCGTGACACGACTCTCCTTGTCAATCGCCAGAATCCTGGTGATGACTTCCGCAAGGATGAGTATCTTACAGAGTGCACTCTGGAAATGTGGAACCCTGAGTTCTCCATGTTGATCAAGAATATCTCAGACTACCAACCTAACTAATATGTCGGTAACTGTAACTGCTCTAAGTGAAGAATTCTATGGGGGCACTAACCTCACTAGGTTCATCCAGAAGCGCGTGCGTGCTGTCCTCGTAACTGAGGCCACCATCACCGCGGCTGAGCTTGATCTCACTAACCTCGTCTCCGTAACATCAGGTTTTGATGCGGATACAGACGAGGTAGTGCCTCTCGCAATTGACGCGGCTGGGACTTCCATCCTCATTGCTGACCCCGCTGACGGGTCAACAGGGGTGGCAATCTCCGGCGATCTCTACTTCACCGTTTCTGGTGATTAATCCTCAACCATAGATAATAAAAAATCATGAAAGGTCATATCAGCTCATCCGTTGATCCCACAACTTGCGGCACTAGCCCTGAGAGCGGAGTCAACTTCACTGAAAACCAGGGTATCAAACCTGGAGCTAACACACCGAAAGGTGAGTCAGCTGTGAATACATCTAAACCGGAGCCTTCCGAGTCTAAGATGTATACCAAGAAATACCCAACAGTCTAACTGTTAAGTAGATTCTTTTCAGCCGCACTTCTTCGGGAGTGCGGCTTTTTGGGTATGCCAGATACATTTCTAGAAGCTAAACAACAAGTTCTTCGATTCTCCAAACGTCCGCAAGCCGATACAGACTGGCTCGCTCTCGCTGGTGACACGATTAATGAGTCGATCACCCAGTTGCAGCGGAAGATGCCAGACCTTCACGCTTTGAGTAAAGTCGCCACGTTCACGTATACAGCAGGCTCTAAGGTTCTTACCTTCCTAGATGCCGATCTCGGTACCGAGGTTAATAAGATCATCGGTATGGAGCGAGTAACCTCCCTCGATAACTGGACTGGAACTCCAATGCAATGTCTGACTTATCGTCAGTTGCAAGACGACCGGCAGCAGTGGTATATGAGAGCTAGTCCGGAGCTCGAGTCAATCCGTAACGATAACGTCCCTCTGAGTCAGTACGAAAGATATGTCGAAACTGCGTTTACTAATTATGGGGTTCTCCTCCAGACTGGGATTCAGGTTTATCCAATCCCGACTAATGATGTTCTTCTCTCTGTGTTCTACACTCCTTGGCTGAAGCAACTGGTCGCGGATGATGACACCAATCTACTGTTGAAGTATTGCTGGAACTTCGTGCTTTACTCCTCTTTATCCAAGATGAACCTCTTCCTTAACGAAGACAAACGTCTTTCGATCTCGCAACGACTCCTAGAAGATAACCTCAATGAGGTGAAGTCCTGGGATACGTCCATGAATTTCTCAAAACCAATCCACTTATAATATGCCTTCCGACTTTACAGGTAATCAGCTAACTGATTTAGATATTAACACTCCGGTCTCGGATACAGATCCGGTGTCGACAGGGGCTCCTGCACTTCAGCAGATTAAGCGCTACCTAGTTCAGACTCTCGATGTAGAACTCGCTGACGCACTTCACCAGCCGGTTGAACTGACCGCAGAGAATCTCCTAAGCGTGAGTGCTGCGGCTGCGAGTTACGCTCGAGTCGAGACTCCCGTTACGGTTGATCCTCTTACTGGGGATGTTGCCGGAGTGGGTGATCTAGCTATAAGTGGTAGTATCACCACTGGAGGTTTGGCTATGCCTCAGATTCGTGCTTGGGCTTACTTTGATGGAGAGGCCACTGGGACTAATCCCCCAATCTCAGGTCAGCACGTGACTTCTATCGAGAGAACCTCGGGAGGAGAATACTCAGTTATCCTAGACAATGCTGCACCTAACACCACTTATCTAATTTCCGGAACCGCAGGTGATACTAATTCAGGATCGGATGCGTCCATTATTACTCCTCGTAACCTGACCACTACCACATTCGATCTCATAGTAAGAAATGACAGTGGCTCCGAACGTGACCCAGACGGAGACTATGGAGTGTCTTTCTTTATAATTTACTAAAATGGCTCAATCAAACAAAGAACAGTTATTCCCGTTAAATCTCGGGATACAGACCTATCGTCCGGAAATCGTGACTGATGGTTTTTCTTTGGCGAACCTGGAGAATTTTCGTGTCCTGTTTAACCGGCTCTATCCCGTTAGATCACACGAGCTTTATTACGCTTTCCCCGGTGAGACAGTCAGAGGCATGGCTTACGTGTTTAATGTAGGTGCACAGAGCTTGGAGTTCTTCGTCCTCACCAAAGATAAGGCCTACGTCCTGTCTGTGGATAATACCCTCGAACCTACATTTGTTCAAGTCCCCCACACGGATACCGGGACTTACCCTTGGTTGAGAGACCATAAAGTCGCTTGGGTATCTTGGGACGATGATGAAGTTGGTAAGGTTTACTTCACCAAACAAGGGACTCCTATTCAGCGCCTAACTGGTGCAGCCTTGGATACTGTCCCAGCTACTTGGCTAGACGAGGCGGGCGATCCTGCACTTCTCGCAGGTAAGTATGCTGCGGTTATTCAATCTCGAGTAGTCATAGCTCACGTGTCTACGTCGGACAGCTTCTACCCACGAAGGGTTCAGTGGAGTGATCTGTATAATCCCGAGGAATGGGATATTCGTCCGGATACTGAGGCTGACTTCTTCGACCTGGAGACGGGCAATCTAGAAATCACTGGGTTATTTAACCACCGTGGGTATATGACTTTGTTTACCCGACGTGCAATTTGGAGAGCTTCTTATATCGGACCTCCTCAAGTGTTTCGCTTCGAGCCGGTCTATGCCGACTTCGGTAACATCTACCACCATGCAGCGGTTTCCGTTAAAGATGTGGTTTACTTCATCGGCAGCGATAACTTCTACGCGATGGAGGGGTTTTCTCCTCGTCCGATTGGGAATGAAATCTGGCCTGAGTGGTTGGAGTCGAACGACACTAAGATTGATCAACCCGTCTACGGTTGGAGTAATGAGGAGAAGCGTGAGATCTTTTGGAAGTTCTTCCGTAAGGGGAGACTAGACGTTCCTCCTGGTCCGATCGTTCTGAATAACCTCGATGGTATTGAGGGTAACAATCAGACTCTCGAGTATGATGGTCGGGTTAACGGGGAGTATAGTTGGAAATGCATCAGCGTAGACTGCACAGATG